GTACTTCAGCACTAAAATTCTGATTGGCAATGTCAGCTATACGTGCAGCATTCTGTACCTTAGCTTGGAATGCCTGATCAAACTCTTGCCCCATAAACTTAGCACGTTGTTCAGCAGCCAGCATAGCTGCCTGTTGGCGATTAGATAAGTTCTGTGCTTCAAAGCTAGCAATTGTCTGAGCATCCGCTTGTGCAATTGGTGTAGCTGCTTCCATAGCCGCTTGTACAATAGCCTGACCAGCGATAGAAGATGCAGACAAGCCACGTGCTGCTAGCATTGCAGATGCAGAGCGCATAGCGCCAGCCGCCCATGCAGGAGGTTGTGTAGCATCAAAGTCAGCCATAAGCTGAGCCATTTGACCCTGTACTGTACCTGCCTCACTAACCATACCCTGTGCAGCAGAAGCAGCAGTTTGCTGTGCAATGTCTTCTACTTTAGCCTGATCTACACCAGTAGATGTAATCAACTCACCCTCGCCTACTTGCATAGGTGTTGGTGCTTGCACCTGTTGTGCGGTAGCTAACTCGGCTGCTTGCATATCTGCTATTGCAGTATCACGAGGATCTACAGTAGCAGCTTGAACTTGGGCAGCATCACTAACTTCACCTTGTGCCGCTACAGTAGAATCCATAGCTTTCTGCATCTCAGACTGCGTTGTGTCTACACCAGCAACAGAAGTAACAGGTTTAGTAGCCGCAGTAGCTGTAGTAGTAGTTGCTTTAGTAGGATCTAGCTGTAAGTCACCTATAATCTGACCCGTACCCTCAGTAACTATTTGATTTTCTGAATAGGGGGTGGCTACAGCAGTAGATGTTATATCTTCAGACGCTCCTGTAGTGGTTCCCTGTAGCGTTTGTTCCGCTAATGTTTTAGCTGTACTTGCTGTTGCCATTGTATAATCCTATAAAATAACTATTGTACACTATATGTTTTTATGATACAATCAATATGTCAGTGCGGCAGGGTAAATGTATATACTACTGATATACGTATTCACCCGTAACCATTTGTTCTGCTAACTCAGTAGATCTCTTACCTACTTGTCTAGCCCACTTACTATCCAGCATTTGCACAGATGCCTCTTTCCAATCCTGTGCTTCTATAGCTTTCCACATCTTCTTAAAGCCACGCAGTCTGCTAATGCCAAGATTGAATGCCATGTTATAGATTACGTCTGCACGTACAGAGTCAAGAGATTCTATTACAGGGAATGCTACACTCGCTTCTCTAACTACACGCATAACGTCATTACGTAGCATAGAGAATGCTTCATCTTCTGTAATACCAACATCATCTAGGTTTCTACCTATACCAATAGTTAGCTTACCTGCAGTACATTTGTACGGCTTGAGTCTTAGTCCTTCATGTTGAAGTAGTTGGGCCATCAGTTCTTCGTACATTACTTCTTTCCTTTAGAATTCATAACACCTTCAATAGATTAGATGCATATTCATTTCTTGTTCTTAGCGTTAAGTATCCCCTCAAACGCCCCTCCCGAAAAGTAGAAGGCAAGGATGATGAGCATTGCATATCCTATCTGAAAGTCTTCCAACACTTGTTTAACCATAGCAGCATCAGTAGCCCTCTCAGCTAATGTAAAGCCCAACACGAGGCTAAAGCAAGCTAGGTATACGAAGGTAAAGGCAAAGGCAATAACACGCTGAGCAAGCTTAAATGGAGCGTATGCGCTAAGCATATCTGTCTTAGCTTTAGTCTTAGCCTGTATCTCTTCTTCTGTGCTTGTGTGCATGTCATCAATGAGCTGAATACCAGACTTAATCACATCACCTGATCCAAAGATCTTAGCTAATACACTCCACATACTCACACTCCTTCAAACACATCTGTGCGTACACAGACAGTTTCGTAGTTAACTTTAGGTTTGGGCATCTGTGTCATTACCATCTCTCGTGCTGCAAAGCACTCTTCCATTGTCTCATGCAATGAGATTGGTTGTACTGCAACACCCTTTGCCGCTAACATAACACCTATCAATGCCCACATACCTACACCCTATCTTCTCTTCGTCTATTGTGCTTGCTACTAGCCACCCGCCAGTTGATGTATATGTCTAATGCAATAGCAAAGCACAATAAGGCAAAGCCATTGAAGTAGTCATAGAACATCCATCCCCAACTTGCTACATCAGATACAGAATCATTGTTTGCTGCCAATATCCACTCAAGCTGTAGCAACATGAATGTGGATGATTGCATTGCTAGAGTGAAACCAAAAGCGTATACAACAGGTTGTACAATCCCGTACAAGTTAGCTCTACGTACATTTAAAAATATCTGTATTGCTTTAAACAGTACAGCTATGTAAATAATGAATACAGCCCAGTTACCTATAGTTACAACCATCATGAACCACTACTCCTAAACAAGAAGGTCATAGCCATAACCACTGCACTACTACTTATAATCCCACCAAGCCATACAACACCACGCTGTACTAGCTGTGCATTAGATACAGAGATTTGCAAGTCATGCACTTGATTAGTAAGTGCATCTATTTTAGGAGACATTGCACGCTGCTGTTCAAGTAAGTCACCGATGCGGGTTGTGGACAGCACCAACTCCCGCAACACCTCTTCCATTCTCTCTTGCTCCCGCTCAATGCGGGAGATTCGTCTGTCCAGATCTTCCGACATAATAAATTACTCAGATAAGTTGATTATCTACTAATACGGATTTAAGTTGATTTTCATCATTTGCAGTGTCAATAGCATTTTGAATTACATTATACTTATCACGAATAACCTGACGTTCAGCTTCTGCTTGTGCAGCTTCGGATGGTATAGTTGCTTTAATGTCTAAAGGGGCAAACTCTTCTGTACGTTTAGCTCTACGTACTTCATGAGAAATTTCTTTAGCTTTGTCCATGTTTACTTTAATCATGTGTTACACCTTTGGGTATTTATCTTTAATAGCTTGAATCTGTGCAGCCATATCAGCAGGGAATAATCCTGCGTGGAATAGAGCGTCTAGCTGATCGCCCATTGATGGGTATGAGTAAATTCTTTTTTCCTTGTAAGATAAAGAGTCAAAGTGTTCTTGACGCAGAGTTTCAACTTCTTTTTCTACAACTGAATCAACTATCTCAACCCAATCACCTTGAATTAACTCAAATACCTACTGCTGCGGTATCAAAGTTATCACTTCCTCTAATATAAGAAGGCATAATACTTCTCCTTATTCAAAGGTGTTAGATACAGAGCCTACACCATCATTCAGAGTAGTAGGGTCTACTTCCCATGCATTACGGAATGTACGATCACTAGGGATATCAGCGACATCTACGATCTTGTAAGCAAGACCTGCTGGTACATCTTTTTTAGCAATCTGATTAATTGTGTATTTAGCCAACGCTTCTGCTGTTGGATGAATTACTGCTACACCACCTTCTGGTGTCTGGTAAATAATTTTCTGAGACATTTTTTAGTTTCCTTAATTAAGTGTTAAATACAGCTAGGTATACCCACTCAGTATCCCTGAAAGTAGAACCGTTAGTTGTTACTACACGACAATTACTTGTATTATTGCTATCTACAACAGCCGACATATCGTTTGTAATTGTCGGAGCGTTTGTACAAGAAGCAACTGCACAGTAGTTATTGTCTGGGAATGCAGACGTAAAATTAAATTGTGGGAGCCCTACACCATCATCTGTATAAGAACTTACACCATAACTTTTTACTACGCCATTATTAGGTTTAATAGCTGCCCACGCACTTGCACTACCATTAACAACCTTAGCAGCAGAGGTAGTATTAGTACCATCTGTAATGTTTTGAACATTTAATGTAGACATACTTCCTCCTTAACAAACTACTATTACGTTATTCATGAAGTTATCTGCTGCTGCGTCTGCAGGAGTAGTAGCCAGTACCCTAACTTGAGTAGTAGAGTGGCTATTTGTAGTTCCCGGACCAGATAAACCTCCACGAACATTAAATGTATAAATACCAGCTACAGGTGCAGTAAACCTACCGCTAGTAGCGTCAAAATGGTTACCATTGTTTACTTTAACTACATCGTAGTTTCCTACATTTCCTGAAGTAAAGATTGTTTTCTCAACTGCAAACATTGGACGGGAAGAGCCTTGATACCTAGAGTCAAACCCACTACCTGTAGTTATGTCTTCGCCTGTAATTGTAGTAGCCATAGCTTGCGACCCCCTATGGCTTCACAGGCCATACAACATCTTCAAGAGAGCTGTATGTCAGTGTTATGTCACGTAGAGCCTGACGGTAAGCAGATTGCTCAGAAGTCATAGTGAGGTCAGAAGAAGCCCACCAGTCTGTCTCTGCAATCTTACGATCACGTTCTGCACGGAGTTCTTTAAGAGGCTGTGCGGCTTCTAGTTCAGCCTGTTTAGCAACTACATCTGCCCATGCAATGCCGTGGTCTTTAGATTCAATAGCAGCGCCATTAGCATCTGCTCCTGTTACTTTAGAGAACATTGTAGCAAACTCAACTTCATTAGTTGGTTCGCCACGCAGTACCCATTCTGTAATGCCAAGCTCAGTTAAGGCTTGTGCAATTGAGATTTTGTTCATGTTTTGTTCCTTAATTAAGCTGAGATTTCTGACATTAAGATAGTGGACAAAGCGGCACTATCTCTTTGAAGTGAAAATACATTAGTCGAGGACATTGACACAAAGTACATTGAGAATGTTACGGTAGTTCCAGCAGGTACATTTGGTGAGGATATAAAGTTATCTGTCATAACAGTTCCAGAAGCATTATCTGTAGAAGACCAATGTACTGGATACCCCATGTACTTAACTAGGACTAGCCCACTTCCTGTGTTCATGTATACCTGAAAACGTCCATAGCTATTGTCAGATTCGAACACTAGTCCCTGAAGGTTTATCTCAACTTTGATTTTAGAGTTGGCTTGCTTTGTAGTAATTGACCCTGTAAGGCCACACCAAGGACCACTTAGCCCTTGTGCAATAGAAAAGTTTTCATTAACACCGTACTGCCCTTGAGCTACTTGAATAACACTCCCACTCGTATCCAACCCCAAGTCACCCGCAGTTGGCTTAGAGCCATCGCTTAGTTGAATCTGGTCAACTTTAATTACACTAGCCATTATGCCGCTACCTCCATAATTGTAATAGTGCAAACACCTCTACCTGGACCTCCAGTACCACTACGGTTTAAATAGACAGTACCCCCTACATCATTAGCAAAATAAAGATTAGCCACTACTGGATCTAAGCTTGTAGTAACGTACTCTTTAATCAATGTACCATGTGCTGAAAAAGAAGCCCAAGCATAGTCTGTTTGAACTTGATGAAATACATTGGTTGGACCTATTTGATCTGGTGTAAGACCATTTATTCCGATGCCAATGTAAGGAGAACCAGTACTAGTACCCGCTGTGTAACTCATAAATATTAATAGAGTAGAGCCTATTGCTTTAGGTATTATAGAGCAGTTAAAGCCCGACTGCACCCATAAGGAAGAAGTGGTACTTGGTGTACTAGTAACGGGTAATTGCGAAATTGCAGTCTGCAAAACCTTCCCGACACCTACGCTAGGAATTGTAACTGTCTCTGTACTTGTACCATCTTCAGGGCTAAGCGTTAGCTGACCACCAGACGGTTTGTTTAATGTTATTTGTCCCATATATGCTTACCTTTATACTATTGTCCAAGTAGAACCATCAGCTTCAGAGAGGACGAACTCTTTAATTCCGTCAGCCTCTTCTACTTTTTCTTTCCAAGCTATAGAGCGTTTAGAGTGAGTATAAGCTCTACCATTAACGCCCTTGCCTACGTAAAAGATTTCACCGTCTGGAGTAGAATGTTCATATACATAGTACATCATACTATCGTCCACGTACTTCCATCCGGTATCTGAACCACTACACCGTCAGCAATAGTTACTGGGCCAAACGTACCCGCATTCTTACCTGATGTAATTGCGTAGCTAGCTGTGATAATAGTGTCGTTTTCCCAGAATACATTATCCGAAGAACCACCAGTAGCACCACCACCAATACTACCCCAAGCACTACCATTATAACCTTCGTATGTAGACAAGTCACTGTTGTAGCGAATACTACCTGCGGTAGCAGTACCACGTTGTGCAGTTGTACCTACAGGTACTTTCAAGTTACTGGTGGTACTCTGTCCTACAACACCACTCACCAATGCATTGCTGTTTACATCAAGCTGAGCATTGTTAACTGTTACGTAACTGTTATTAACTTCAAGGCGTTCAGAACCACCAGTAACAACACGCCACTGATCTGCAGCATGGAATTGCATGTAGGTGTTTGTATCACCTGTAGAGAAAATTTGATCATCTACGTATAAATCAACAACACCCGTAATGTTACCAGTTACTTCTATGCCTGAACTAGTAGTGTTTAACTTTTCAGAGCCAGCATAATACAAACGTGTCTCTGAACCATCTATACACTGAAGCATCCACGCATTACTAGTATCATCATAGATACCAAACGTGGTGCCATCAGCCATAAGTGACCATAGAGTTTCTGTAGCAGTATTATCGATCTGTATACCAGCCCAACCAGATGTCTGGGATTCTACCGTAAGCAAATCCGCACGATCAGTAGACTCTCTAAGATTAACTCCGCTACCTAGAGATATTGATGTGCCGCTTAATGATGTAAAGGTATCCGATGTATCACTACGAAGATATGAAGAGCCTTGGACACCATCTAACAAATCAGCATCTAGACCTGAGCCTGATCCATCGTTGCCAGCGTGCCATACTTTGTGTTTGACATTTCCCATTGACCAGCCACCTACGGCAAAGTCATTAGTAGATCCGTCTAATCCAAAGTAAGTGGCATAGTCCCCTGCAACATGGAACTGCATAAATGCATCAGCACCTGCTGTATCTTGATAAACTTCTAACGTAGCTTGATCGGAAGAACTACTTTCAATAGCATCCGCTGATCTAAAAGATAGCTGACCTGATGTCCATGTCCATGAAGAGTTTTTAGCAATGTAATTACTATGGCTATGACTATCATTAGCTACAGTAGCAGTGATAGAAGCATTGGCAGAACCATCCAAAGATACACTACCAGTAACATCCCCTGTTAGGCTTAGTGTACGTGCTGTTGTCCACTTGGCTGCGCTAGATGCGCTAGATGCAGTTGAAGCATTACCTGATAGCGCACCAGAAAAGGTAGGAGCAGTTACAGTATGTGCAAATGTAGCAGTGCCGTTTTCATTTATAGTGAAATCTGCTGATGCATTACCATCATAACGAAACGCCAATGCGCCATTCTGGTGATCAAGCTGCCAATAGTGATCGCTATACGTACTATCAACTAGGTTTAACTGTACGTTAGTGTGTCTAATGTTTAACTGACCGTTAATAGTATCGCCACTGGCATTTACAAAGCGGCTATCTGCTTCTGATTCAGTATAGTATCGTCCATCATGTGTATGGCTATCGTTAGCAACTACAGCAGTTAGGGTAGCATTACCCAAGTTAGTGAATGTAGCAGAGCCTGTTACATCACCTGTCAGTGTAAGCGTTGGGTCGCTAGTAGCAGTAGTGTTAATCACTACGTTGCCTGACCCATCAAAGTTTACGCTACCTGTTACAGCACCACTAAGTTCTATGTTACGTGTAGTCTGTAGTTTAGTAGCAGTAGAGGCATTACCTGACAATGGGCCAGTAAATCCAGCCGCAGTGATAGTGGTGGCAGTGTTAATCTTGTCGCCAGTGATTGCACTAGCTGCAATCTTAGCATTAGTAACAGATAGGTTAGCTAAACCACCTGTACCAATCTGTGGGCCATTACCTGCAGTACCATCATGCGTGTGACCAGAAACGCCAAACGCTGTTTGTATCGCATCAAACTCTCCATCAAGATCCGATGCGTTAATGATGTTACCATCAGCAATATTGTTGGATGTGTCGTTACGTGTATAACCAGCCATTAACGTCTTCCTCTAATAGCGTATTCCACCGTCATCGTGTCTAGTGTGTACGGAGGGTTTGTGTCATTTGATTGGAAGAAAAACGATACAGAGAACGCACTTCCAACTAATTGTGTTTTAAATACTGCACGTAGGCTACCACCGTATCGTGCTACGCCATACTGAGCTACAAGTGTGCCATACGATGCAGGGGCTGTAGCAGAGTTAGATAGCGATATTGTTTTAGACGAAGGTAGAACAGCATCAGGATCGTTGAAGTCGAACTTAAGGCTGTTCGTTATATCTACTGCGCCTTCTGGGTCAACATAAACAAATAGCTTATGCATAGTTTTACGCAACTCTGGATCATCAAAAGGAATGAATGGAGTTGCATATGTAGCTTGAATAGGTTGTCCATCGAATGCATTACTGTTGTCCATGTAATATACATAGCCAGTATCATTAGAGAAGATGGCTATTTCATCGCCTTCATGGACAGAGGAATCAGCATAAATTACATGCAGGTTTTTAAGCTCACCCCAAGCCCAATAAGCTCCACCTTCAGGGCTTAGCAAGTTGGCACCTAACAAACCCTTGCCGTTGATAAGGGAGCCACCTGTACCAAAGATGCGATACTGTTTTTTCTTACGCAATACAATAGAAGAGATGCGTGTATTAGGTACAGTGTTAACCAAATTAGTTACAGCATTCTGTATATTAGCCGCAACTGGATCTAAGTTAAAGTCTCCAATCCTGTCTGTAGCACCTAGCATACGTAACCCGTCAGGTGCCAAGAACATAATGTCTCCACCTACTTCACGTATAGTGTCAGATTTAATACAACCCAAGTCTGTAGTGATTGGCTTAAGTACAAAGTCTGCAATCGTTGTACCCGTAAGCACCTGAATATTATCTTTAGTAAAGATGATTAGCTGGTCACGGAATACAATCATGTTAACGATAGGTGCGTTAACAGAGATTACACCACCGCCATTTGCAGGAGTAAAGTCTGCAGGGTTAGACGGAGCAGAGAAAACTATCTTATCATTACGTGCTAGGAACAAAGCCGTTTTGTAATAAGCAACTACATTACTGTATCGCACTTCGTCAGGTATAGATGTTATAACTTCAAACTCACCATCAGAAGTATACTTCATTGGGTAAGTTGTTCCGTTAGCTATAATAGTGTAATCCGTACTACCTAACGTGTAATGAACATCTCTAAGCTCATGGTAGTCATCTGCCTGATGGTAATCACTAACATTGAAAGCAACAATGTTTACAGCCGCCCCATCAGCAGGAGAAGAATCTAACGCTGGATGTATATCCAGTGTATATACGCCACTTCCATTATCTACAGATTCACCAACGAAGTATGTCTTTTCTACGCCAGCTATTTCTATGATGGTATCACGTGGGAAATCAGAAGCAGCAACACCCGAAATAGTTAGTGTAGTTCCTGTCTGACTTGCGCCACTTACTACGACACTACCAACATTAGGAGTGCTTATAGGAGTCCATCCATCTGCAGAAACTGTAGAAGTAGATAACTCACCTGCGTTCTTGTACAGTACACCAGTACGTACAGCTAATACATCACGGTTAAATACTTTGATGCCGTTTATAATCTCTGCACACTGAGTGAATGTTACTGCTGCTTTATCTGCAGGAGAAGAGGCCAGTGATCCATTTAGGGTTAGAGCATACTCATACTCACCACCAGCAGTTTCTGTTGCGCTAATGATTACATATTCACCAGCAACACCTTCAACAGTAATTGTATCTCCCGGTGCTGGTGCAGTAAATATACCACCTACATATAGAGTGCTACCCGTCTGACCACTACCTTGTACACGGGCAAATGCATGAGCAGGTACTTTATCCGCTACAACTTTTGTGTAGCCATTAATACGTCTATAGCCACCCTTAACGGATGGCTCATAGTTTATAAGAATACGGGCAGAACCCGCATTATTAAATCCCTGCTGGTAAGGGCTTTGGTTTGTAACCAACCCTCCCACAAAGGGAACTACTTTCGTCTGCCAACCATCCATTAAGCACGACCTCTGATACGGGTATCTACTACATTAATGTATTCGTTAACTAGCAGAGAGAGCATGGACTTAATACCCTCTTTAAACTTATTATCTGCAAGCTGAGCAGACTGTGCATTATCACGAAACATGTAAGAGTGGTACATAGCACCATCTACAATCACATGACGGAAACGCTCAGGAATAGTAGGTACATCTGTAGGGTTAACTAAGTCTACAGGGTAGATGAAGTATTCAAACTGTACTTCATACTCTTTATCCGGAGATGGCACAAACACAAACTCACGTGCCTGTGACATAGCTACTTTAGTAGGTACTGCACCCTGATCCGCACTCTTGTACTCTTCATCAATGTAACGCTTGATGTATTCGTTGTACTGAATCTGATTAAGCTTAGATGCTTGTACACCCAATGCAGCATCAGGAACAATACGCATACTGTCTAGATCAACTACCTTAGCTTCTGCAGGGTACTGATAACGATTAATGCCAGCATCCAAATACAACTCAGTAGTGTTGTGATTGAAAGGCCAGTTGTACTCTAGCTGGTTGATGTCACGAATAGCCGCATTAACGTACATCTTAGCAGCAGTATAAAAACCATCTACGTTGTTAAAGTTTGCTTCTGTCAAAGGCTCTTCGTTAAGACGTACACATACGTCATTAACCAAACCAAGAAAGTTGTAAGTGCTAGCCATTAGTAGTGATCCCTAATCTTAATGCGAACCACACGTTCTGTAACTATGGTGGCGCTAGTTGAGATGCGGCATGTAATCTTGTAAGAAGTGTTAGGCGTACCCATACCTAAGTAAAGGGTAGCAATGTTTGTTGTATTTGTAGTAGAGATGTTCTGAATGCCATTATGCACAGCACCATCCAACCATTCTGTCTTAACACCGTCTACATCAATAAACCATGTAACTGTTTCAATGGTTTCGTCATTAGCCAGAAACCTACTCCAATCAATAGAGTAGTCTAGCACTTCATCAGGATCTTTACTGGGCCATTTCAGTGACATGATTATTTCCTATGCTGCAATCTTTATTGTACGGCTTTGATAGTCTGCTTCTACATATGCAGTTCTATCTTCACTTGCAGGTACAACAGCAGTGCGATCATTTGAGTTATCTCTATCGTATACATATGCAACACGATCTTTAGCGAATGCATCTGGATAGAATATAGTAGTTGTTGTAGCAACGTCTGGATCTGTCTTACTCAATACAAGAGCAAACCCTTCTACTGTTTGCAACGCTTTAGCTACTACAACTGTATTTTCATCTAGTTGTGGCAGTGCCTCTACACCGAATACAGACATAATAGCATCTGCTTCTACGACAGCATCACCAGCAGTAACGCTGAGAGGCACAGAGAGAAGCGTCAGGTTGCTTTCGCCTACGATAGTAGTGCTACCTACCTCTCCTGTAGAAATAGCTGCAGGAGGCGTTACATTAGCTTCTGCGATGAAGTAGAGGTCATCACTAACAAAACCTATAGCTTCTACTGCAAAGTCAGAAGATATTGTAGCTGCTGCAGTTACCTGACCTACGCCACCATTAGCAACAATACCCTGTACGCTAATGAGTGTGTGGTTAGAATCACCACTAATAATGATGTCTGTATCTGCTGTTACAGATGCTTGTGCGCTTTCTGGTATTACAGTAGCAGTTGCAATGATGTCAGCTACGTCATTCACAGAACCTGTAGCAAATACACCTACTACTTCATCCGCTACTGCAGAAGCATTTACTTCACCAACACCACCGTTAGTGACTACACCTTCTACGCTAACTAATGTTAGGTTAGCATCCGCTATTACTACACTGCCAGAATCTGCAGTACCCGTAGCAAACGAACCGTCAGGTAGTGTTAGAGCGGTAGCAATAACCTGAGCTACATCATTTACGCTAGCAGTAGCATCTACACTTTCAGTAATAGTTAGTGCTTTAGCTACAACAACTGTATCGCCTACTACACCACTACTACCTTCTGCAGTAGTAACAGAGATAGCGTCTGCTGTAACTACTACTTCACCTATTTCTGTAGAACTATCTGCTACACCAACTACTTCAACTATAACACGACTGTATACTTTAAAGCCTTCGCCAGATACATCCACTACACCTGTAGCTAATACACCTGTAGGCAGTGCAGTTGCACTTGCTTTAACTGTATTGCCGCCAACAAATGTAGATGCTTGTACTGACGTAGTTGTGTAATTGCTGTCTGCGGAAATAACAGCAGTGTTGTTAGTAGCTGTAGCTTCTACACCATCTACTTGATGAATGGCTACACCGACAACACCCACGCTACCTTGTGCAAAGGCTGCGGATACACTCACTAATGTATGCGTAGCATCTGCAGTAATAACTACATCTGTATCAGCGGTAGCACTTGCTTGTACAGATTGTGGAACAGTATTAGCATCGCCATAAACAGAAACGCTACCAATGTTGGTAGCTGTAATAGCAACGCCAGAAACAGGAACAGCGACAGGAATCTCACCGTATACAGCAACACCGTAGCGGCCTACTCCGTATATAGCTTGATTATCTGCCACTGTTATATACCTCTACGATTATGCGATACGAATGATTGCGTTACTAGCATCCGCTGTGGGAAACTGGATAACGAAGTCACCGTTAGTAGAAGTTTTGTCTCCACCAAATGCCAGTACAGCTACAGCATTAGTTGTACCAGTACCACCATCTGCAGTTGAGTTGTAGATCAAAGCACCATTTGCAGTGATTGTTGCGCTAGGCCACGTCACGTCAGCAAAGTCAACAAAAGCAGTTGTGCCAGAAGTTACAGGATCAATTACAGTCATGGACTTACCACCCGCAGTATACCCAGTACCACTAACTTCGTTAGTAGCAGAGTAGTTTGTGGTAGAAGCACCAAGAGTAGCACTAGAAGTGTAGAGAGCAATTTTAAAGGTGTCGCCACCTGTAGAGTTGAAGTCGTGCTTCGCTTCCAAGAGTTCTTTCTTGAAAGAGGTACACATTGCAGTAGTAATTGCCATTACTCAAACCTCTTAATAGTATGTTTTTCTGCGCTATCCATTGCTTGTTTAAAGTAGATAGCTAATAATTTTTCAATCTCATTACGAAACTGACCTACCTGCTCCCTTAGTTCCTGCGGAGCAGTTTCACTAACATGAACAATCTTATCGCAAACCAACTTAGACCATTGCTCAGGAGCCAGAGGGCCATTGTCAGATGCAATTACGTTTGCTTGGATTACAGGTAACATTATCTATCCTTATAAGCAATGAAAGGGAGAAGGGCGCAGAAGCACCCAACCCCCTATGCTAGCTCATACTTAAGCTAGGTTGTAACGTGCAGTTACGATTGCTTCTGGACGCAGAATCTTGCGACCATACAGGTGCATACCACGAACCACATCAGCGAAGCTGTCTGGATCACGGTAAGTTTCAGTCTTGTTGATCTGCTCAGCAGTAGCAACAGCAGACTGATGACCAGCAACGATCACACCGAAGTTAACACCAGAGTTAGAACCACCGATAGTAGAAGCACCAGTACCAACAGAAGGCAGGTTGTTAGAAACGTACACTTTGAAGCCGTGTAGGTTGTTAAGAACCAAACCGTTCTGAAGACCTGAACCACCGAAGTCAGCGTTCAGTACACGTGAATCTTCGTCTTTCAGCATTTCAACGAATACTGGGTCAACGACAATCCAACGACCGTTAGTGTCTACGTTCTGCAGATCCATCTTACGTGCCATACGTGCTATTACCTGCAGTGGTGAAGCTTCACCAGCACCAGTAAATGCAGCAGTCTGACCCGGCATACGTGGACGCAGAGCGATAGTGTCACCGTCAGCTACAACCTGACCGTTTGCGAAATCTTCCGCATCCAGTTTGTTAGCAGCAAGCAGTTCGTCAGCATCAGCAGTAGCGTCAGCTTTAGTACCAGATACAGTGTCGTTAACAGTGTCAGCAGAAGTATGCAGAGCAGACTGTTTGTAACCAGACAGGTAGCCAAGAACTTCCTGATCGTACTGGTCACGCAGACGGTATGCAGCACGGTCAGTAGCCATCTGCATGAAGTTAACGTGGCTGTGTGCTTCTTCGATGTCGTCCATCTTGAAAGCAAAGTAGTTAGCTTTATCAACTACCAGAGTGAAATCAGCGTCAGCAATATCCTGCGCAGCGATAGCAGTACCACGTGCGTAAGAAGAAACAGAAATCTCTGGCTCTTTGATGATTTTAACTGAATCACCCATGTTAGCGATTTCACCAAAGTAATCAGAGT